TGCTACTTTTTGGGTTACTTTAATAAAAGAAGCTGTTTCATCTTTTTTCAAAAGCCAAATTTCACTGTAAACATCTACTGTTCTTTTTTGACCTTTCATAGCTTCCTGATATCTTTTTTGTATTCCGGGTGAGGTAATTGTAGTGACCGGACCAGCAAGT